TAAGAACTCTTTGTTATTTACATAATGTATTGATTTTTTCTTTGTTTTTTTAGCCATTAGGGTCTCCAATTAACCCCGCAGCATACCCTCTTGTTGTGGGTTTACATAATCATTAAACAAACCGATAATAACTTCTACAGCATCATCTAAATTATCTAATCTCCACGATGCATTGCGTTGGATAAGAGGATGTTCCATCATATATTCATCATCAGATACTACAATTAATGGTTTTCTCAAACCAATAGCCCATCCGATTTCAATAATAGTACCAATAGATGGTCGTCTATCATTCATATACTTTGGTAGGTAAGCTAGTACCAAATCAGAAGATTCAGTATCTAACCAATTCTTTGCATTAATGGCACGGGCATCTGACCACATAGGATCAGTAGCACCATCGTCTGTATAAACCATACCTTTTTTCAAAGGTTCACACCTTAGTGGAGATATACCAATTATATTGTGTGGTAAACGATCTTGCACCAAATATCTCCAACTATTTCCCTCATCCGCTGTACACCCTGCAATTGGGCCTGCGAGATAAACATACTTCTTCATATTTAAAAATGTCCTTTTTTTGTTTAGACTGTTCCAGCCTAACACATTTAAAGTACATTGTCAAGTTTTTCTGTTATTAAATAAATTTAATTGTTTATTGCTTTCATCACTCCAAGAACCAACATCCAATGTTTTTAGGTCAAACTCCCTATCAATATATTTCCATTCCACACTAACTGGACTAAAGGCCTTTAAGAAGTTAAATACTATCTGTGGATCAAATGGCCCACAAGTATACACGTCCATCTGCATCAATGCGGGGAAGGCTTCTTCCCATACATGGACAGCAATGTGACTGGTTTCTATAATAGCAACCGCAGTTAGTCCTTTATTGCCTTCAACATCAACATAGGCAAAATGAGGCCCATGTAAGAGTTTCATGCCAATCTTATCAATCAGGTGTTTGATCCATAATACTAGAGATTCGCCATCATTCTTTTGTGGCGGATCATTCACCTCTGCCCTGATAATAATATGTTTGTGTTTTGGTTTTTCCATATTTTTACCTTGACATTTCCTGGTTTATATGATACCCTAAGCTTAGCGACCCAGGAAGAAAAGAGACCCTATGGTTAATGAAGTATCTTTGGAACATTATTTGGTGGTCCAAAATCAATATCCTCTTCACTATCTTCCAAATTAGCAGCTTCTTGTAATACTTCAGCTATTTTCTCCATTCGAGTATTAAGTTCAGCTTCATTAGTATTTTCTGCTAAAGATTCAGTCATGGTCATCTCCTCCCTTATTCTAGAAGATATCATTTTATAATAAACAACTACTTCAGTAGCTAGGTCTCCAAATGAAAGTATCTTATCCTTATAAATTACAGATTCCATATCCTTACTATATTTCATCCAACGGTCTAAACCAACATGCTCAACAGTCCGAGTTTCACCCCTTCCTCTCTTTCCAGAAGGAAGTATTATATCTTGCTTACGAATTATTAAAGGGAGGTCCACAATTAAGGCATCAGAATATTCTTCTAATATTTTACAAAGTATATCATCCCCATTAACTAATTTAATAAGTTTAAATTCAGAAAGATGTGGCTTAGATGTTACATCTGAATAGCGTTCCATAGAATTATTTATATCTTTTCACTTTAATTTCACCGGTATTATATCGTAATCAAAATCTTCTGTAGCATATATTTTAATCCTTTCAGATAAATGATTTAGTGTATAATTGTTCTTTCCATTATAACATAAGTCATCTGATATGTCAAACAGCTGGAGAGACCTTTTATCTCCAGATATCCTCAATCCACGACCTATACTTTGGAGTACTTTTATTTGTGATTTGTAAGGAGAAGCAAATATTATATTATGTATTCGTTTGATATTTACACCTAAAGAGAATGTTCCATATGAAGCTACTATAATACAGTTATCATTTTTTTCTACTAACCCTCTGATATCCTCTCGGTCTGCTGTCGGAGTAGCTCCATAGACTAGATACACTGGCCTATCATCATCACACCTATTAACAATATTCTCATGCAATGGTAACAATTGCTTTTCTACATATTGAGCTAACAATAAAGTATTAGAATCTAATGATGATGCTAAATTAGCAATAAAATTATTTCTTGCTTCATGTGTAGATAGATATTCCATTTCTTGCTGATAAGTTTTACTTTTCATCAGCATTTTATTTCTCTTTGTGTGCTCTAATACTAACACATGGATATAGAGATTAGAAAGCTCTTTTCTTTCTATTAATTTAGATGTTGTTGTAACTTGCTCATGTACATTAAATAAGCCTTCTAACACAAGACGGTGTATCTCTGTGCCATCTAATGTGCCTGTAAGACCTACACGATATCTACAATCATGTAACTTAGTCATAATACCGGTTAAAGATTTGGCCTTCGCAAGATGAGCTTCATCAACAAAAACTGCACCAAATTGATTGAAATATCCTTTGGGTAATTTATAAATGGATTGCCATGTGGAAATGACAACCTCCTTATCTGTATTCTTATTAGATCCAGCATATAATCTGTGACAATATGTATCCGGAAACCAACCATAATCAGCAAAATCAGAATACATCTGTTCTACTAAACTTGTCGTTGGCACAACTATAAGTATTTTCTTTTCTTCAAACTTCTGTACATAATATCTAACTAGAGCATAGACAATGAAAGATTTGCCTGATCCGGTAGGAGAAAGAATAAGCCCACGGTCGTGTTCTAGAATATTATGTATAGCTTCTATTTGATAATCTCTTGCTCTGAATTTTCCCTTCTCAATAGACCTAATAAATTTTTTGGTGAGATTTTTATCCACCTTCTTCGGCACAAAATCTTCTGAGAGTTGGACTTTATGGCCCTGTTCCTTGAGAAACTTGCATACATACGGTAATAATCCAAAATAGATTTTGCCAGTACCAGGAGAGAATAATCTGATTTTGCCGTCCCATATTCTTCGTCTGACGGACGGCATGAACTTCGCATTTGGAACTTCAAACGTAAAAAATTGACCGAGTTCTTGAGCAATACTTGGCTCACATCTAATTCTGATATATACTTCATTAAATTTTTCAATAATAACAGACACAACTATTCACCATGTAAGAATTTCTTCCATTCTATAGTATTACGAATGTTCCAATTTCTGTTATTAATCTCCCTTAATATTCTTTCCAGATAGTCTACTATCTGTTTAGTATAAGCCATTCTCTGGCTTAATTGTTGCAACTCACCATCAGCTTCTAAATAAATGCCAATGTCAGCTTTGAGTATTTTTAAATCAAATGGTTTTTCAGCATAAACTTCTGCTGGAGCCTTACCAGTATAATACTCCCATTTCACACGATACAATATTTTATAATCATCTTTCAGTTTTTTATACTGTAATGACTGTTGTGTATAATATTTCAAATACTTGTTATGTAGTTGTGGAGTCCGAATTGACTCCAAATCTAATTCAGTATCATCAATTTTCAAATCACGTTCTACTTCATTATATAAATCATCTATCTTCATCATCTTCACCTAAAAAAAAGGGAATCAGCTCGCCGAATATATTATAAATCTATGTAATCTTCTTTAATGTTTAAAAAAGATTCTACACCAAATTCATCACTCACGCATCGGCCAGCGAGCCGTTCCAAAATTATTTATACAGATTCTATATCAAACCAGCTAAAAGCAAAGGTTAAATCACAAGTTAAATAACTTGTATCAGGTTCTTGCTGGCTATATTCTAGTGAACCTATACTAATTGGGAAAGATTCATACATTGTTATCTTAGCAGCAGGATTATTCTTACTATTAAGAATCGTTACTAAGATATCGCTGTACAAATCCCTATCACCTTCCTGATACTCAACCCCAACTTCGTTAACTTTAGTAACACTTCTAGTTATATTATCAGGCCGTTCTAATTTATTAAATTGCTTATGGCGGGATGGAAAACCAATATTTTTCAACCACTCATACATTTCAATATAATTTTGATACTTCTCATCTACCAAAAATGAAGCACTAAAAGTATCATACTGAAGCTTATCTCCAACCAAAGGCATATCTACAAAAGGTGTCGCCTGATTTGCCTGTCCTAAACTAACTCCGGGTATATTAACCCTAGTGCAAAAATATTCAGTAGTTGGGAAAATAGGCAAGAATAATTTAAATTGATTACTCTGTGCATAATCAAGCACATCAGGCTGCCTCTGTAAGGGATTTATTTTACCCATTTATTTTATACCACCGCAGTTGTTGAACCGGTACCAATCTCTAGAATGATGGTGTAATTTGATGCTGTTCCTTTAGCAATAGTAAGATCACCTATTGGTGTGCCAGCGTTATTAGCAATCACAGGAGGATTTTGTGTAAAATTCCAATTGCCATTGCCTGATAATCTGCATGCTACAGCGTCTGCTGTTCCTTTCCATGTTATGGTAATATCACCACTTGCCATAGTCCACATAATACGTCTAATGGTAGCTGTACCATCTTCAGGTATGTTTGTTGCTGAATCTGAAGCATCAATTGTTGTTGTATCAGCACTATTACCTTCAATCTTTATAATGTAGCTGCTTTGCTTTCTGTTTTTTAAAACTTGTGTTGTAGTTGCCATTTCAATTTCTCCTTTTAGTACCCGTAGAGCTCATCATACGGAAAAATACTATTTGTTCTTTACTATTTATGACACCAACTACATACAACCTTATGAAAATCATACATCTCCATCATTTTTTCAGCTTGTCTTTGAGCTATTTTCCTTTCATGTTCATTATCATTAGAATCTATATCAGCTCGAGCTAATGCTGACTTAACCTTTCTTACATTAGGATCAGTATAATTAACTTCTTCTAAAGACCTCCACATTCGCTTAGATTCTTTAGATGGGAAATATAATTCTAAACATTCTCCACATATGTATTGATCTTTAAACTTGTACAATTTATCTAATCCCGATTGGTACAGAATTGGTTTCCCAGGTGGCCGGAAACAAAAAAAACTCCGGCCGAAGCCGGAGTTGAAATAAGGTTACCCTTAATTTTATTTTTGGTTATAAAGCAACCTATACTAACTATTACATCAAATTAGTAATCTGGACTCGTCTGTAGTATACATTAGAGTTCCGATCACCTGGGCCGTTTACCTGAGCAGCGACCTGAGCGAAAGGATTAACCTGCATTCCATATCTGGTTTTAAAGCCAATCTTGGGCTGGAAGGAATTTTCACCGACCGCACGGACCATCTGCAACGGAACGTAAGGACAATAGAACAAGCCAGCATCATAAGGCGATGTGCCCTTGTAACCAACAATATAGAATTGGTTAGCGGATGCACCAGCTGGAGTACCTGCAGTTGGGTAAGGAGCTGACATATTTGCATATGGATCAACATAAACCTTAAACCGACCGTTTAGGGTACCTGCGAAAGTGTTACCTGTGGAATCTACTGTAAGACTATCAGAAATGCCTGATGTATAGTCTAGTAGACCGGCCATCGTAAGAGCAGAAGCAACGTCAGCAGAGCAAAGGATAATGTTACCCTTTCCGCGGCGTGTGTCACGAGCAATTACGTTTGCATCACGTTCGATAGCGAACATAAGGCCTTTGAACTTCTCAACACTCCAACGACCGTTGGAGTCTGTATCTAGATCAAAAATGCCAGGCGTTGTTGTGTTAACAGCAGCACCCATAACAGAGTTGAAATAGATTGTGCGGATTACTTCACGGTTGATTTCAGCAAGAATTTCAGAACTTAGAATATTAGCAAGTTCGGTTTCTGCGTCTAGACCATGAATCGCTTTGAGGTCCTGAGCAAGTTCCATCGTGTACTCAGCTTTGAGAGCCCGTGACTTCGCAGTTACGGTTGCTTTCTCAATACTGAATGCCATCTCTGCGAAAGCATTGGATGAAGAATCACCCAGAGCTTCAGCAGCAGCGGTGGACATTGCTGTACCTGCAGCGTAGTTAGTTGTCGTTAAGGCCTTTAGTACATCTGAGCCAACGTGTGTGCCTGTACCAGCAAATTTGGTGTCAGGTTCGTTAAACAATGCCTCTGTACCGGACTGTGAAGTATAACGAGCTTTCATCGCAAAGATAAGTCCTGTAGGACCTGTCATTGGCTGAACACCGCACACATCATAGGCGATAAGTGAAGGCATGGCACGGCGAACTAGCGAAATTAGGATTGGATCCCAATTTGCAACTGCCGAACCTGTTGCGTTTGTAGGAGCAGTTTCTCTAAGAAAATCTGTATCTTCTTGTAGAGCTCGCTCTTGGTTTTCTAGGATTACAGTTGTGACTGCCCGACGATAAGCATCTTTAATCTCGGGGAGGTCAGGATGCTGTAATACTGGCTGCCATTTTTCCTGTAAGTGTTCCGTTTGAAACATTATAGTTTTCTCCCTATTTTTTAATGGTTCACGTTACCAGCACGTTTTTCATTGCGGGCAATTGCGGACATATATCGTGACATAGTATCGGACATATCTGAATCTTCCGTACCCTCGACTGTTGCCGCTGTTTCTTCATTACTTGCTACAGCTTTTGGAAAATATCCTTCCTTGATTTGGTCGACTTTCTTGCGAAAATCTTCCTCATTTTCGTAATCAATATTTTCTACTAAACTTGCAAACTTTTCCACTTCTGTATCAGCAAGATCAGAAGCAACATCGAGAAGAATCTCATTTCTCTTTAAGTTATTATTCTCTTGAACAAGCTTAACATTACTTTCCATAACATCGTTTAACTTACCTTCAAGCTCGTTAGCATTTTCAGCTGCGGCATCAAGCATATCAAACTGATCATCAGGGATAGCAATATTATGCTCTTCAAAAAGAGCTTTGAGACCTGAAATGAAATTTTCTGTAATTTCTGTTTTGAGCGCATGCTCAACAGCAACTTCATTATTATTCATCCATTCTTCTACAACATAGTTGAGGTAACCATCAACTTTTTCTGATAGTTCCTCCTGTACATCTCCAACAGTTGAATTAAACCTTTCAGCATAAGAAGCATCAATCGCTTCAAGCTCTTCACGGATCTTAGCCTTAACAGCAGCTTCAAAAATTGTAGCAGCCTTTAGTTTAAATTCATCTGAAAAATCTTCCTCACCTTCTGTCAATGCAGCAACATCGTTACTGAAATCCATATTAGCAATTCGATCTTCAATAGTTACTTCGTTAGAAGCTTCTTCCTGATCTGCCTCGGATACAACCTGAGAATCTTCCGATTCTTCGTGTTCTACTTCTTCACGGGCACCAGCCTTCATTTCACCACTACCGTCACCCATAGGTTTCGGAGAGGCATTAGAAGGCTTACCTTTGCGAGGTAGGTCTTTTGATTGAGAAGCTTTTTTCGAAGCCTCTTTACCAGGATCGGAAGGAGCATCTGGAGAAACAACAGCAGGACCCATGTCTTGCACTTCACCAGGTAACCTTTCAGGCTTCATGGCTTTAGCAGCATGTTTCGTGGGTTCATCTGCCGCTACTTCAGCTATTTGCTCATCACCCGTAAGTTCTTCAGCAGCAATAGCTTCTAGTTCAGCATTTTTATCTGTCATGGTTAGATAACTCCCTGTTTGTTTATAATACAATGATTATAT